TGGTTTGATGACTTGGTCTCTTATCAATTGTTTTTGTGTAGCAGTCAGGTCATAACCACCTGATGGTTTTAATGAAATAAACACTTGACCGTAAATTGGAGGAATGTTTTCTTCGCCACCCCAAACAGATACCGCATCAAATGGAATACCAAGTGTATTTTGTTGAATTGCTGTGATGTAATCGTTCTTATTCACTGCACGACCTTGTGCTGAGAATGCTTTAGGTGCTTGGAACTTGATAGACTGAATAGTTTCTTTGTCTGTGCCCTGAGTTGCTGGACTACCACCAGTAGTATTGATACTTACGCTGGTGTAACTACCAATGTTATCCATTAGAACAAAACTGTTTGCAAGACCACCAGCAGAACCGGCAGTAGAAATATATGTTACTACAACAATATTACCATCGGATAGTTGTTGGCCTAATACACCATCACCAAAATAAATTTGATAGTTGCCGTCAACTGCTTCTTGCAAGAAATAAACCGTATCTGTTGGTCCTAGAGACAAATAATTTGTTGTTGGGTAATAAACTTCGTATGAGTTATTTGAAGATGATTGTTGTACTGTTACAGTTAATGTAGTTGTATCAATATTAGAATCAGGTATCTCAAAGATGTAACTTGGATTTGTTGTAGAGTTTACTGTATAAGTGTATGTTGCCAGAGTACCTTGTTTTATTTCAACACTAGTAAAGGCGGCCACATTATTTGCAACACCAACTGTAGAATAATCTGTTGTGACATAGTTGTAGTTAACACCATTTACTGATTCCGACATAAAATTAGTATATTTTGGAATACTAAATGATGTTGTTGTAACACCATTGAAAGTCACATTGATTTGAGCCACAGCACCAACAGAAGATTTTGGTACATAGTTCATTAATTTAGCATGAGAAACAACAGAAGAACGTTGCAATGCAGAGTCTAAGAACATTTCGTTTGCAACCATGTTCAAGTAGTATGCATTATATTGCGTATTGTATGCAAGTACATCCAACAATGTGGACATAGCAGAACCTGAAAAGTTATAATCCTTAAAGGTATCTTGCGATTGCAAATAACTTATGAAATTTTTCTTGATGTCACCAAAATCTAAATTAGCAACTTGAATATTTGTATTAGAGTTGGACATTATCTGGACCTTTGAAGAATTAGGTTAACTGCTGTGGGTGCTGTATTGTTTCCAATAAAAAATTGTAATAATACTGAAAAAGTTTGTTGGTCTGGATTTAATTGAACAACCAATTTATCAATTTGCGCTCTAGGTTCATAGTTTCCAATCACATTTCTGATTTCGGTTTCCAGCATGTTTGCGGACAATTCTGTTGCAGGTTCAAATAAAATTGAATCTATGTTTGAACCTAAATCAGGTTGAAATGGTCGTTCGTAGAAATTTGTCAACAGTAAATTTCTAACCGATGCAATCACGGCTTGGTCGTTATAACGCAAAGCAACATCCCCCGTACCTGGAGTTCGGTTGAACGTTAAATCTAAATCAGCGTAAATCTTAAGTAATGTTGCCATGTTCTATTTATTGTGTTTATGGAACATCTTGTGATGTTGTTGGTAATGTTGTCAATGGATCCGCACCAGCCTTAGCAATAAATGGGTGGGTGTGGGTGTTATACAATGTTCTTAGATACATGAGACTGTCTGTGATTTGACCTAGAGGACCATCCATAACTAACGGAGCATACACTTGGACGCCTGCTGTAATGTTGGTTGTTGCAGAGACACTTCCACTGGATGTAATGTCTCCAGTGACACTTAGGTCGCCGTTAATCAATACATCAGCCTGCACTTGCACCTGATTCTTAGATGAAATCAATGCGTTTCCTGTGATTGTTGATGTTAAATCACCTGCCACTTGTTGGTTTACATCACCATTAACACTTTCATACACATTTCCATCAACCTGAAGTGTTGCATCTCCTTGGACATGCATAATAGAATCACCAACAATCGTTATGTTGCATGTTCCTTTTATTAGAACATTGTTATCTTGTGCAATAATTTCATAATTTGTACCAACAATCTTATTGATTTGTGTTCCATCAGCCTGTGTTTCAGTGAATGTTCCTGACCTGTGTTGTAATCTAACTCTCTCAGCACCAGGAGTATCATCCATCTCAAACAAATGGCCAGATTCAGTCTGTGTTAAATTGTTATAAGGGTATTCTGCTTTGTAATCTGAGCGTGGTTCAACCCAAGCAACTAACGGTGGTAATACTGTTGACATAATTAAACCTTAATTGAATTCTCTAGTTTGTTTATTTCGTTCTGAGCATTCGCCAAAATACTGTTGCCTAGACCTCCAGTTTGTCCTGGCAGGTTAATCTCACTATTTATTTGTTGCAACACAGCTGCAGGCAAACTGTTAATGTATGAAACTGCTTGATTTATTTCATTGACCGCCGCAGTAATCTGCTTTGTGGCATCAGTAACTGCTTTCGCTTCTTGTGCATACGCCTTAAATTTTGCTTGTGCTTGTGCTATATCATTCTTGAGGTCATCACCCAAGGCCGAACCTGGTACAGAGAATGAAGCAATGATTGCATCTTTTGCCAGTCTAATTTCTTGTACGAACGCCAATGCTTGTAACTTTGCTGCGGCCAAAGATGCTTTGATTGGTGTGGTGATGTCTGTAACTGCACTTCTAGCAGAATTGGTTGCAGATATTGCTGAGTTTGCAATCTCACCCCTAGCAAGTGGTGCAACTGTTGGTTGTCCTGCTGTGTATTGTGTTTGACCGGCAGGAACTTGAGGTGCTGAAGCAATTTGTTGTGATGTTCTTGGGTCTTGGAATCCAGAATCTCCAGATGCAACTTCACCTTGAATGCCTGGTAATACACCCATCATCACAGGGAACTGTCCAGATTCACCGTCAAAAAAGAAACCAACGATGTAATCACCTTCTCTAGGTGTTGAAAAGTCTTTAGAACGATTCAACGGATACAATGGCATACACCACGGCAAATCATCAGTTGGTATCAATTGTTTATTATCTGTGTGCCAACCAAATATTCTGACTTGGCAACGACCAACTTGTAGTGGATCGATTCTATTTTCAACAACACCGACCCACCATACGAAGCCGTTAAGGCCTGCAAAATTGTTTACCATTTTCATTATGTAATTCCTTTCACAGTATTATTCCAGACTGAAGAACCAGTGTTGACCGCAGAATATTGGGTTGCGTTACTTTCTTTAGCCAATTCCAACACAGTTCTATATTGGTGTACCGTCATCATGTGTCTTACTGCTGTGATTAAATAGTTACCAGAATAAAAATCATCCGGTTCTTTCTTGTTTGGGTCTTTAGAAAGTAAGTTAAATGTCACCACACGACCCACCGTCAAACCAGGGTCACCAGGAACAGTTATTTTGACTCTTGTATAGTTGAGTAGGGGTAACTGTGCGGTTCTATATGGAATATACGTTTCGGCAAAAATATCATGTGCCACCGAGCCCGAATGACTCTTGATGTAACTTGAATCGTTTTGATTGTAGTTTGAGAATACCAACTTATACACTGCCTGCGGTGTCTGGTTCAAACCATCACCTTTTCGGTTGGTAAAATTGTTGGTGATTGGAAAACTATTCAACTTGGTTGCCTTGGTTGAATATGCACCATAATCAAAGTTAGTCACTTTGTATCTTCTCAACAATGGGTCAACAGACAACAATTGATTTGCATACACACCAGAATTGATTGCACCAAGAGAATCATATGAGTCCATGATTTCATATGTCAACACGTTATAAATCTGTTGTGTGTTTGTTTGTGTCTTTTGACTTACGTTCTTTGGATTAAAACTATATGCATTATACACTTCTTGTGTAAACAGAGACTGTAGTGAACGATAGTTGTAACCAAGTTTGTCTTCGTACAACAACATATCTGCACCTGGATTATTTGCAGGCCTTGCATATGTTGACATCCAATTGATTGCATCAAATGGTTTTAGATTTGGCACTAAAAAGTCATATACACCATAAGTTTGTTCAACTACTGAAATTTTATTTGCTGGTACTTGTAGATAGTTTTTCAGTATGTCGATGACGTTTGATGCAATGTCTTGACTTCTATATGACTTACTAACTTTGTATTGTTCAGACAACAATAGTTCTTCTGAACAGAAGTATAGAGAATAAGTTTCTGTGTTACCATCATTCTCAGGTATTCTTTTTGCTACTTTGAATACACGGAAAATCTTGTCAACAATATTGGTTGCATCGTCTGCCTTACCAAAAGTCATACGAATGAATTCGTTGCCGTTCATGTGCAACTTTTCAATGTAACCAGTAGCATCAACCAACATCAGATAACCAGATGCGGTGTTATTAAAGATATCTTCATTATAAGATAGTTCAACTAAAATATTCTTTACATCAAATGTGCTAACCGCAGTCAACAACGTTAAGTTGATTAACGTATAGTCATTTGGGTAAATAATACCCGTCTTATTTAATCCTGGTGTATCTGCCATTACTTACTCATCAATGACTTGAATTGTTGTTCAAATTGTGGAACATAAATTGAGTTCACCAAATTGATGTTTCTATTGGCTTCATTCTGTTGAATCTCATAATCATAAATTGATTGTGTTGATGCAGAATATTTTTTTGTTACATAAGTTCCATTTGGAAAATATCTAGGAACACCATTGTTATTACTAATAAGTGTGTGAGCATTTGCATAAGCTGCAGCATCAATTGTATAATTTGTTATCGTTGTATTTGATGTTGCACTTTCATATGTTGTCAATGTCAATATATAATTTTGTATAGTACTTTGTGTGTAAGATAATACTTGTGATGTGCTAACATTTGCCACAGCAATGTTTGATGAATTTGCTGTTGCTTCCGTGTATTTGTCTACAAGGTATTCAATGAATAAGTTTGGTCCCATTGGCCATTGCCATTGTGGGTCTATGATTTGATTTGAGTATAATACAATCCAATAACGATATGGATCGCCATAATATTTGTTAGCAATAGATTCTGGTGTATCACCATCTTGAATGTCATAGTTATAGAACAACAACGGATTGTTCAACAGTGTAGGAACAATCTCAGACCTCAACATCAGATTTGTTAGAGCAATTTGATTGCCATTATAATCTGTCGTAGAAACAAATGGAAAACTTTGAAAGTATTTCATTATCTCAGTCCTTGTGGGTCACTGGTATTTTGAAAACCCTTTTGTAAACGGCCTCTATCAACAATTTCAAGTTCTTTGAATTGTAGTGTTAATGTTGTTTGAACTGGTGCACCGTCTGTGTGTGCAGCAAAACCATTAGGTGCATAGTTCACATCAATACCTTCCAATACGCAATCAGCATACTTAGGTAAATATTGGTTCTCTGCACCTTTGACCTTAAATTGCACTTGAAATAGTGATGGAGGGATCAAATACATACTTTGACTTGATACTGCTGCACCACTTGTTAGTGTCGGCGCAGCATGATACTTAAACGTATAGATGATGTTATCTATCGTTTTTGCTTCTTGTTGTGATTTTGGTGTAAACGTGAAAGACAGTTGAAACGATCTCATTGGAAGACCTTTGTAAACCATCTGTACTTGTGGGTTAATTGCTAGGCCTTGACCTTGTAGTAATA